GGAACTGCAAATAGAACCTATACTGGTGTGCCTATTAGTGGAGATGGATCAGGAGCAGAGGCAACCATTGTTATTAATAATGATGCTAAAGTAGAATCTATTAATATAGCAAAAGGTGGATCTGGATATACATATGGAACTGTTGATTTGGTTAGAGGAGGAGTTCCTACTGGAACAACAGTACCAGTTTTTAATGTAATTGTTCCACCTCAAGGTGGACATGGAGCAGATATTTATAGGGAGTTAGGAGCAACTAATGTATTGATATATTCTAAAATAGAAAATGATAATGAAAATCCTGATTTTATCACTGGCAATCAAATTGCTAGAATAGGAGTTGTAGAAAATCCTCATGCCTTTGAATCTAATGCAAATTTGACTCTTTCTAAAGCAAGTGCTCTTTATGCATTGAAATTAGCTGGAGCAGGTTATACAACTGCAACTTTTGATTTAGATAGTCAATTTACTCAAACTGTAGGAGTTGGATCTACTGCTGTAGGAAGAGTTGTTTCATATGATCAAGTAACTGGTGTATTAAAATACTGGCAAGATAAAAGTTTAGTTGGATTTAATAGTGATGGATCTTTGAAAACTGATCCCACATATGGATTCTCACTGCATAGATTTACTGCAAATCCTACCAGTGGGGGAAATATTAATATAGCTAGTAATGAAGGTACTCTAGGCATAGATACTAATTTTGGATCATCAGGTAGTCCTGGTGTAAGTACTGTAATAAATAATAGAAAATATTTTCTTGGACAGAGTTTTATTCAAGGTGTTGCTAACCCTGAAGTTAAGAAGTACTCTGGAAATATAATTTATGTTGATAACAGACCTTCTATTACTAGGTCTGCAAATCAAAGAGAAGATATCAAAGTTATTTTGCAATTCTAAAGACTCATGCCACAGGAAACCAATTTAAACGTCTCTCCTTATTTTGACGATTTTGATGCAAAAGACACCTATTGTAAAATATTATTCAAACCAGGATTACCAGTTCAAGCACGTGAACTGACAGGGATACAATCTATTCTTCAAAACCAAATTGAAAAATTTGGACAACATATATTTAAAGATGGTGCTTCAGTTACTGGAGGAGGAGTTAGATATAATGGTGCATATAGTTCAATTAGAATTCAAGTATCAAATGAAGGTATAAATGTAACTTCATATTTGGATGATTTACTTGGAAAAGTAGTGATTGGTAGTGATTCTGGAATAAAAGCTAAAATAAAATCTTATATAGGAAATGCTACTGGAGGAAATTGGTATGTTTTATTTGTTACTTATTTAAATACTGGTGGAGAGGGTAATCAAGTATTTGCATCTGGTGAAAGTTTATTATTGGATAATAATTCAATAAGCACTAGAACAGGAGTTATATTTCAACCAGGTGAACCTGTTGCTCAATTAGTAACTGGAGCATGTTCCTTTACTGGATCTGCTGCTGTTCTATCTGAAGGTATTTATTTTGTAAGAGGATATTTTTTAGATGTAAAATCTCAAACTCTTGTTATAGATCCATATCGCAATGATGTTAGTGTTGATATTGGATTGCGTGTTCAAGAATCAATTGTTACTTCTGATTTAGATGAGACATTAACTGATAATGCTGCTGGATTTAACAACTTTACAGCACCAGGTGCTGATAGATTGAGTATTTCTGTAGTTTTAACATCTATATCACCAGAAGAAAATAAACCATCAAACTTTATAAATTTGATGGAAATCAGAGGTGGTGAATTAATATATGTACGCAATGAAAGTGATTATAATGAATTAGGAGATGAGTTAGCTAAGAGAACTTTTGATGAATCTGGAAATTACTATATCAAACCATTTTCATTAACAGCTAAAGATACTCTGAATGATTTTGAGGGCAACAATGGAATATTTAATTCAAATCAAAAAACTTATAACAATAATACTCCAAGTGATGATTTAGGAACTTATAAGTTATCACCAGGAAAAGCATATGTGGAAGGGTATGATATAGAAACTATTGTTCCTACATTTTTAGATTTTGAAAAACCAAGAACAACAAAACTTTTAGAATCACAAAGTATTAATTATGTCACAGGACCTACTTTTACTTTAAATAGAGTTTCTGGTTCTCCTATTATAGGGATAGGAACAGAATATACTGTAAGTTTAAGAGATCAAAGAATAGGATCTGCTTCAACTACTGCTGCTGGTAAAGAGATAGGATTAGCACGTGTATATGATTTTGCTCTAGAATCTGGATCATATAATAGTTCAGTCCCTACTGAGAATGAATGGGATATAGCCTTATATGATATACAAACTTATACTAGTTTAACTTTAAATACTAATCCAAAGGATGCTTTAGTTGTTCCTACACATATTAAAGGTAAGTCTAGTGGAGCTACAGGTTTCTTAAGATATAATTCTGTTGGCACTGCTATCACTGCTTATAATACCAAGGGTAAGTTTATACCTGGAGAACAGTTAATTTTTAATGGAATAGAGAGTGGAAATGTTGCAGCAGCATCTACATCTTTCACTACTAGTGATATTAAATCTATTAATGGTACTGTAAGTACAGCAAGCACATTCAACGCTGATGTAAAACAAACTTTATTCTCAAATCTTGGAGAAGTTAATGTTAGTTCAGCAACAACTTCAGGTGCTTCTTTAGGAATTTCAACAGTAACTAGTGCAGATCCAAGTAAGTTCTTTATTGGAATTGCTACAGTTGGTAATATAGTAGAGTATAGTAGTCCAGGTAAAAATATTGTTTCATATGCAAGAGTTGAGAGTGTTTCTCAAAATTCACTTACTATATCTGGGGTTACTACAGTTGGTGGTGTTTGTGATGGTGGTCTTCCCACAGTAATAGCTGGTGATGCTACATCTGGAGAAATAAATCCATCCAATTTTAAAATATTAACTTCTCAGTTTCAATCTTCAACTGACAATGATTTATATACACATCTTCCTAAGAAAAATATTTCTAATGTAGATCTAACAAATTCTCATATTACAATCAAAAAACAATTTGATGTTACCATCACTGGAAATTCTACTGGAACAATCAGCAGTGGAAGTTCTGATGAAACTTTCTTACCTTATGATGAAGAGGATTATACATTAATAAGAACTGATGGTAGCACAGAACCTTTATCCTCAGATAAATTTGTTTTCAATTCAGGTTCTACTCAAATAACAATTAATGGGTTGGGAACTGATAGCCCAGCTAAATTGATAGCTACTCTAAGAAAAATAAATGTAAAAGAAAAAATAAAAGAAAAGAAAAAAATTAACTTATTAACTGTAGTAGGATCAGCTAATTCAACATCAGGTATTGGAACCACTACTTTAAATGATGGTTTAACATTCAACACAGTTTATGGTACAAGAGTTCAAGATGAAGAAATTTCTTTAAATGTTCCTGATGTAACTAGAGTTTTTGGAATATATGAATCATCTAATGTTAATAATCCAATTCTACCAGTATTAACACTAACTTCTATTAATAGCGCAACAGCTAAAACTGGAGATCTTTTAATAGGAGAAAAATTTGTTGGAGAAACTAGCAAATCTACTGGAATATATGTTAGTAAAAATACTGATGCTGCTATTGAATTTACTTTGTTAAATGATTTTGATCTTCAAGTTGGAGAAGTAGTAACTTTCCAAGAGTCTGGAATTAGCGCAACAGTTGGTGCTGTTGCTTTAAGTTCTAATAATATAACTGATGAATTTACTTATGATGATGGACAAAGAAATACAATTTATGATTATGCCAGAATAGTGAGAAAAGATGAATATGATGCACCAACTAAGAGAATAAGTGTAATATTTGAATCTGCATTTTTTGCAGCATCTGATACTGGAGATATTACAACTGTAAATTCTTATGATAATTTTGACTATGGTGATTTACATGTAATTAATAATTGTAGGGTAAGTGATCTTATTGACATTAGACCTAGAGTTTCTGATTTTTCAGGAACATCTCGTTCTCCATTTGAATTTTTAGGTAGATCATTTACTGCATCAGGAAATTCTGCTAAAAATATTTTAGCATCTGATAAGTCTATATTATTGGATTATTCATTCTTCCTTCCTAGATGTGATAAAATTTATTTATCTAAAAGTGGTCAGTTTCAACTAATAAAAGGAGTTCCTGCTGAAACACCAGAGTTTCCAGTTCCAATAGATGGAGCTTTAGAAATAGCATCAATAAAATTACCTGCTTATCTGTTTAATATAAACAATGCAAGTATCACTCTTGCTAATTACAAGAGATATCAGATGAGTGATATCAACAAACTTGAGAAAAGAATAGAAAATTTAGAATTTTATACATCACTTACTTTATTAGAAAGTGATACATTGAATATGCAAATTACTGATACAGATGGATTGAATAGATTTAAATCTGGTTTCTTTGTAGATGATTTTGCCAATACAGAAAATCAACTTAAAACCACAATAGTTAAAAATTCTATAGATTATCATAATGGAGAATTAAGACCATCTCATCATACCACTGAGTTAGATCTTAAATTAGATTTAAATAGTGCTAATGGAATTAGAAAAACAGGAAGAGTATTAACTTTAGATTATGATGAGGTAATACATATTCAACAATCTTTTGCTACAAGAGTTGAAAATCTTACTCCATATTTAGTGAGTTACTATGGAGGAACTGTTGATTTAGTACCAGATAGTGACATATGGATAGATGAGGTTGTATTAGAAGCAAGACATGATGATTTAGTTACATATACTAATACTTCTGAACAATTAAGTGCTGCAGGATTTGATTCTAGAACTGGATATGGTCCTGTAACATGGAGTTCTTGGTCAGATAATTGGACTGGACATAAGGAAAACTGGTCAGACACAACAACAGACTGGGTGCATGATGAACTCATAAGAACCACTACTGTAAGTGAACAAAGAGTTGGACAATCTAGTAGAACAGCGAGTAAGAGTTTGGTTAGAGAAACATTTAGCACTATTAATGAAGGTCCTAAGGTAATTAATACTCAAATAGTTTCTAACATGAGGTCTAGAAATATTAAATTTGATGCTAGAACTTTAAAACCAGAAACAGGACTTTTTGCTTTCTTTGATGGTCAAGATGTATCAAAGTATATAATTCCTAAACTTCTTGAAATTACAATGACTACTGGTACATTCCAAGTAGGTGAAACTGTAATAGGAACCACTGCTAATGGTAAGGAGTTAATAAGATTTAAGGTAGCACAATCAAATCACAAACGTGGACCTTTTGATGCTCCTACTCAAACATATAAGTCTAATCCATATTATCAGTTTACTCCTCTTTATTCAGGTGGAACTGGAAGAACTTTGGGTGCAATTATAGTAGATAACATAGTACCAGAATCATCTACTACAACTTCTAACACATCTTCTACTTCATCAGATTTAGTTGATGTTCCTGAATTGTATTCCTCTACATCTAGTTTACTAAACATAGATTTAGATACTCTAGCAGAAAAAGCAGATAATACATTCTTTGGACATGTTGAAACTGGTCTTACATTAGTTGGAAAAACATCAAGTGCTCAAGCTACAATTTCTAATTTAAGATTAAGAAGTGATGTGGTTGGTAGTGTTCTTGGATCTTTCTTTATTCCTGATCCCAATGAGATTACTTCACCAAAATTTGAAACAGGGAAGAAAGTCTTTAGACTTACTAGTAGTAATGTTAATAGTCAAATAGCATCTAATGTTTCTACTGATGTTTCAAAGGTATTTGAATCCAGTGGAACTATTAGCACTTTACAATCTACCATTATCAGTGTAAAAAATATTGCAACTGATGTTTTAACTAAAGTTGAAAGTAAGTCCATATCAGGTCCTATTACTACATCTTCTTCTAGCAAAACAATCAGCACTAGACCTTCACCAGCAACTGTTCATTATATAGAGGATGTTACTGC